ATACTCCTAAGTTCGATTCTATATTAGCAGACCTGGGATCTGCATATAAGTATGAGGTTGGTTATATTCCTGCTGGTTATGAACATCGTCCTGATTTGATTTCTAATGTATTTTACGGTACTCCCAAGAATTGGTGGCTTTTAATGCTAGTAAACGGTATTTCTGATCCAGGAGAAGGTTTTAGAGCTAATCAGAAGATTCTTATTCCTAAGTTCTAATGAAAATTCCCACAGTAAATATAGTCGTAGGGTTTAACAAAGAGGTGATGGAGAGACTCTTTGTTGCTGGAGCAACATATAAAAGCTTAATTCAGGACTTGTCTGTTAGTGGAGAGGAAACACTGTTATTTGATAATGTATCTAATCCAAATTTTATTTCGTTTGAGCATAGTATGAACATGGGGAGTGGTTGGAAGATGCTACTTACTTTTATTGATCCAGAGCAGAAGTTTGAGAATCGTTATATTTCAGATAATATTGTTAAAAATATAGCAGGATTTTCTTATAATGATTCTAAAAATGTAGGTAAAAATTATAATCAAACAATAATTAATAAAAAAATCCAAGAGAGCCAAGAGGAGTTTGGTGATCAATATACTGCTGAATTTTTAAAAGAATATGTAGACGAGTTTAGTACAAAAGAGATATATGTGGCTTATGGAACTGGAGATAATTTAGATTTATGGGCTGGCCCACATAGAACTGTACTTGTGGGTGTGGATATTTCGGTAGAGGGAGCTAGAAAACTTACCATAAAACTCCAACCCTCTGCTAAGGATCTTCAAATAGGTCATAGAAAAGGAGCTTACAATGAGAAAATAAATTTCAATCTGGCTGGTCTTACCATGAGGACTGCTGGAGACTCTAGACCTATACAGTTTTATACTGAAAAAGATGGTAATAAAGTCCTTACTGGACCAAGGTATGATCCTTTAGAGTGGTTAGATTTTGGAGGTGTAAACAATCCTTTGCACCCCGTCCCCACTTTTCTAAAGTATAAAAATGAACAAACTAAAAAGGTATTAGAGTCTGTCAATCTTGATTTTGTTGCTTCTCAAATAGGTAAGTTAGATTTTCATTCCATTATCGTGGATGCTTTGAGGGAATATATACAAAATGCTACTAATAACCCGAATGTTATTGTGTTACTACCTAATATTAATATTACTTGTAGCCAATGGATGGAGGAAAGTGCTAAAAATGCAAGAGTAATTCAGTTAGATGCGTCCACGCCAGCAGATGTAGGTGCCGGGTTCGGAAACTTCCAAGGCCGCCAGTACCTAAAGAGACAATTAGAGGTGGGATTTGAGTATTATTATATACAAAAACTTCTAGAATCTTTTTGTTTAGAGCTTATTCCAGTGGAGGAAGAAGAACATACGATTAAAGCAATCCCAAATGCAGCCGTATCAAACCGAGCAAATTATGAAAACTCTAGTTGCGCCCAAGAGAGTTATATGAATTATTTTAAGAGAAAGTTTGTTGCTCGTATTCAAGGAGCTAGTGATAACGGAATTCCTGACCATGTGGCTAAATTAAAGTCTGTTACTGATAGAATTCTTCAATATTCAAAAGAGAATTATCAATTTGAATTAGCTAATTTTACTGAGACGGATACAAATATATTAAATTTATGGACAGAAGGCGTAGGATCTATTCCCACTTATAAGCTTTCTACTTTTGGAGGATATGCTTCATTTAATGAAAGTAAGGAAGCCATAATTTTTGGAGATCAAGCTATGATTCAGGAATATCTTTATGGTAGGATGACAACGAAAACACAAGGTAAAAATGTTGCTGATTTACAGAAGAAAGCAGCTTTAGCAGAAAGTGAAGCAGAAACGCTATCCTCGCCTGGAATACATCAATATGCTCAACTAGATGACCCAGACTCTGCTACAAGTTATAAAGATAAGGCTGCTGCTGAAAAGAAATCAACCGCAGCAACAATTGCGTCTCTACTAGCAATTCCACTTCATCCATTAGATCAAATTGCCCTTACTGATTCAAACTACAATACTGCAATACGGAAGATTTCCTACCCACCTATGAAGGGGGTAGGATCGTTTGGAGATATCTCTTATCTTATTGATGATTTTGCTTATGAGGATGTTATTTTTAAGGATATAGAAAAAAAGCACATAGAAGAAGCAGGTGTTCCTATTTTTAGGTATAATACTCAAAATCCTAACATTTTAGATATGAATTTTAAGTTCGCTCCTATTTATTTTGCTTCGTTAGAAGGTAAATTTAAAAAAATGGTGAAAAGAAAGGCTTCTGGAGTAGCAGAAGGGGTTCTCCCTGTAGGAATTGGATCTTTCCCTATTAGGAGTAGAGGAGCCGCTCAGGCATACCTTAAACAAAAGGGTTTTGCGATGGGTTTAGGACCTCAAGAGCGTCAAGATCTCGTTGCTGAGTTAGCAAGACTGATGACCCCCGAACTTGTGGAATCCTTGGACCCAGTGTGGTTCCCAAATCCCCAGAAGGCAGCTAAAGGTATCGCAGCAACCCTAAAGAATTCCGAAAAATTCAATTACGCATCATTTGTAGAGGTTGAACAAACCCTCCCTGGAAATCCCCAGACGCTTCAAACTGATTTTATGGAAGATGTGTATAGAAGAGCCCTTCAGATGACTATTAAAACCTTACCATTCTTTCATTTATCAGCGCAGCACACAATGGGTCGTGAATGTATAGTTTTTGCTCAAGAAACTGGGATAAAGCAAAGTAGTCCCCCCAATAGAACATTACTTAATTCATTTTTTAGCGGTATTTATAAAATAATGGGATTTAAACATACTATCTCTACTGGATCTTGTGAGTCAGAGTTCAGATTACTTAAGAATGCTCCTAAATATTCAAGTGTTAAGAAGGAGGAAGAAGTCGATGTCTGAACAACTAATATCTTTAGCAGAAGTTACAGACCGTACAAATGTGAGTGAAAATGGATCATTTGTAGCAAGAATTTCCGCTCTAGGTGGTTCTGAAGTGACAGTTATGTATACTAGCCCCTATGCCTCTAATGGGCAGGGTGCGTTTATAGCAGTACCTGAGGTAGGAGTTGAAGTAATCGTTGTTAGACCTTCTTGTTCCGATTCATGGTATTATATGGGCTCTACTTTCAGTCCTGAGCCTAGGCAAACTACGGGTGCTGGAATACCTGATGCCAAGACCCCACCTTTAGGAAGAGTTCCTTCTACGGGAACACCCGAAGCAAATAGAGGAGGGCCTGGGTCTCCTCGCGTAACTGGTATAGAGGGAGAAGGACTTGTTATAGCTAACGACTACGCCCCAGGTACGAGTAGATCAAAGAGTTTTGGTGGCTATCAGGATGCGGGTATTACGGTGTCACATCGACAGAGAGACAGGCCACCCCCTACACCTCATCAGCCTGATAGCAGGGGTGCTGTTAATAAATACACAACTTTAAGATCATTTTTAAATAAAGTTATTAGTTTAAATGATAGTCCTGCTATTGATTCTATAGTTTTAGATAGTGGAAATGGTAGTACATTGAAACTTACAAGTACACCTGGAGGGGATGGCATGGCTGGAGCAGGTATGGGTGTTCCAGACAGAGCTTTCTTGGTTGATACACAAGGACCCCAACGATTGATTAGTAATTCTCAAACAGATATTGTTGTAGATAAAGGTGGGCGTGAGTTACAACTTCTAAATCAAGCAAATGATGTTGAGTGGGGAGATGATGTTAATCAGGGTAGTGTTAATATTCAGAGTAAGTGGAAGGATGTGAATGTCTTAACATTGGGGGCCTCAGGAACAGGAAGAATATTTATTCAATGCTTAGACCCAGAAGGAAAGAACACTGGACAAGTAATTCAGATAGAAACTAAAGGAACAAATGGAGATATTATTATAAAAACTGTGGGAAATATTACTTTGAATGCAGAAGGGACTGGGGATGGAGAGGGTAATATAAATATTAATGCTGATAAAGAGATTATAATGAAGACTGGGAAGTTTAGTCTTGACTGCAATTCTATAGAAGTAAAATCAGAAGGAGTAATAAATATGGATGGAAGCAAGATTAATTTAGCAGGGGGTGGAGCTAACCCAACTCCTGTAGATACACCATCTGAGGAAAGTATCTATCAACCTAAAGGGGTAACTACATATAATTGAGGGATAATAATGGCATCATTTGATCGAGAAACATTTTTAAAAGTTAAAGGAGAGACAGGGACTGGAACGCTCCAGGCTCTGGGTATGTCTTATGGTGTTCCTAGCTGTATGTTTAACATGGCTGGGAATGCGTTAAGTTTATTGCCCTCTGGGGTATTGAGTGGCATATTATCCAAAATAAATATAGGAAAATCTAAAGCTAAAGAAGTAGTTGCTGGAGTATTCAAGAAGCTTGGAATGAGTACAGGAGTGTATGAGATTATTACTGAAGGGGGAGTATTTACTTGGGTTTCAGATACTTCCTGGATGGGGCTAGATAATGATAATAAGCAAGAAAGTGATAATTTAACTGGTTTGTTGGGGGCTATTGATTATGCGATTTCTGTTGGTACTGGTCTTTATCAAAATTATGAGGATATCCAAGATTTGATTGGTAGTGTAGAAGATTGTTTGGATAAATTTAATACTTTAGAATCTTTTCAATCAGGGAACTCTGCTGACCCCAGAGAGGCTTTAGACCCTTCAGCGGCTAATGAACTATTTGATTCTATGTATGCTGGGGACAAGGAGACTCTCGCAAAGGCTATTGATTTTATTTCTAAGTGTGATACTGCCGCTGGTACTATTAATAACATTTTAGAGTCAAGAGCAGCGGATCCTTCTCTGGAACCATGTTTCCTAGATTCTTCTGAGCTTGACCCCTTCCTTGATCAAACTACTTATACAAGATGTTCCTTAGAGGACCCTGAAGTTGGACGAGAGGAGAAAGAAGTGTTCAGACTTACTTACGGACCTCCTAAATCTTCTGCTGGGCAATATGTGTTAACCTCTGATGGACTCTATTACGATTCTCAGTCGGGCGGCTTGGATCCCGTATTTCTAGCTATTTCGGGAATAGTTCCTATTGGAGATCAGTGGAAGTATGATTACGATCCCAACCTAGGTGGTAAGGGTCAAGCGATTTCTATTAAGTCCCTAAACCAATTTACAGATAACATCTTTGATCCCAACAGAATTGATGATAGTAGAGGACTTCAGATGTACTATGATGAGGATCACTTCCTTTCAGTTCTGCAACAACAAAGAAACAAACTAACTTATGATTTGTCTGCTGATTTGCAGGGCTTTATTGATGATGGAGAATCCACATCAATTATCCAAAACCAAAGGCAATTAATTATTTCTGAAATTGCTAATCACAATAATAAAATAAATAGAAGAAAGAAACAAATCGAAGTCGCTGTAAAGGCACCACAGATTTACGGGGATTTAGGAGGGCCTAGGTTCGCTCCTGGGGAGGTGCCCATTAACGATTTCTCCTACTTAGCTGATTACAACTTAGAAGTAGACTTCGAAAAACAAAATTCTTTAATTTTTAGGCAAGCAGATGTTGTAGGCATTGTTTTACCTATTGACGCTAAGTTTTCTAGGACAAGCGCAAAACCCCCCTCCCTATCTATTGAACATTTAAATGTTCCTACCGTGGGGAAGGGATCTATTCTTTATTCACCATCGTCTACAAATGCAGGAACTGTCTTATCTTTAACTGATCAGATTGTGAACAAAGACTTGTTTGCGATATACAATTTTCTTGAGACCACTTTAGAATTACCTTCCTCAGTTAATTTTCCTGTAACAAACTGCGCTACTGAAAATATGTATAACAATGCTCAGTTAGTGGGAGCCTCTAAAAGAACAATATTTGTATCGGGCCTAGGCATTCCCTATCTTGAAGGTATTGTTAAGAACAAATCTACGGACACCGCTGCTGCGTCTGCTCTTGGATCATACGCAAAACTGCCTGACACTAAAGAGTTCCAAGATCTAACTTATTCGCCAAGTGGATTTACTATGGAGTGCTGGGCTCATGTCCCCGATATTATGGATGGGGGTGTTGGGTGGCTTAGTTCCACAGCGTCCTCACTAACTAAAGTTCTATTGGCTAGTGAGAATGTTGGTGCGAAGTCTGGAGCATCTGCTTTAGATCGCACGGGAGCCGAGCAAGATTTAGATTTCTTAGAAAATAAAAGAGGTGAGCAGTTCGTCCGAGGAATGGTTTGCGGCTTTACTAGAGATAGGAGAATTACAGAGGCTGGGTATGGGTTAGGATTATCAGGATATAGTAATAACAATGGTGACAATGATCCTGTTTCATCATTGAGTTTCTTCATAGCTCCAACTCAGGCTAGAGATTCCTCCTCCGCTTCTTGGAATAATAGCGATGAGTGTCAAGACCTAGAAACCTTCCACAAGATGAAGGTGGACCTTTCAGCTACTGATTTTGGTAATGTATCCTCACAGTTTGTTCTTATTGATATATCTTGTGACCCCACCACAGACACTATTAAGATGTTTGCTGATGGGTCACTAGTTGCTACCTCATCTATATCAACCGTATTCGGTGTAGATAAGGGAATACCACCTAGCTTACCATCCTTTAAGAAAGATAATAGCTTCCAGTACTCCTCAACTACGGTGGACGGCCCTACAGTGCTTAAACAAGGACCACTACTAAATACCTTCTATACCCCTTGGATAGTTGGCGGTGGATATACGGATGGCATGTATCAACATGGAAATTTCCTAGGCGGGGATCGTGGGGGAATAACCAGCGGTCTTCGTGGGCATCTAGGAAGTTTGAAATTTTACTCTAGAGCCCTAGATAATTCAGAAGTTTTAAAGAACTATAAAGCCCAACAAGGCTTCTTCAAGAATATTAAGATCTAATGGCAGCTAATCAAACAGTTGAGGTTTTTGGAAGTATACCTCCTAGGTATATGAAACAAGGACCAGTCTCCCACAGGCAAGAGGTCTACGGGCTATCTTTCCCTTTAGGATCTGCTCCAGGGGGAGGGATCTTTTCAAAGCAGTCTGGTGTTGTTATGATTAAAGATGCGGTCACACAACTTCTTTTAACAGAGCGGGGTGAGAGAATTATGCTTCCCAACTTTGGGTGTAATCTAAGAAAATATCTTTTCCAACCACTAGAGGAATCTACTTTCGAATCTATTAAGAGAGAGATTCAATATTCATTTAAGAATTATATTGTAGGAGCCCACATAGCAAAATTAGCTGTATTCCCTTTAGGGGAAGCAGGACCAGCAGGAGGAAACTCCCTTAAAGTAGTTTTATCTTTACGCTTAGATACTGCTGATTTAGAAATATTTGATGTTGAGGTAAACATATCATGAACTTTTCAGGAACTATTGCATCGGACTTTATGAAATTAGCAGAAGTCCCTGTTGTAAAGAGACCGTCTCTTATTAACTTTGCTGCTACCGATTTTCTTACTCTTAGGAACTCTCTGATTGATTATGCCAAGGCAGTTTATCCTAGAGATTATAAGTATTTTGTAGAATCTGATTTAGGAATGATGTTCTTAGAGCTTGTGGCTTATATGGGATCTGTTATGTCCATGAAGGCTGATATGCTTGCTAACGAAAATTTCTTAGCCACAGCTACACAACGACCTAGTGTTAAAAAGCTTTTACAACTAATCGGAATTCGTATGAAGGGTCCTCTCTCTGCGGCTGCTGATGCTAAAATTACTGCTAATCAGACAATTGGCAGTGATTTATTGATTGGAGTAGGAGATAGAATAATTGAAACAACATCTCCTGAAGATGGAGGAGCATTAACTTTTACTTTGTATAAAGTTGTTAATGGGCTTGTTGATACAGTTAACAAGAGTGGTGTTATTACTCTTGAGGCTGCTGAAGGACAGGGATCTCCTATAACAGTTTTTGAAAATATAGTTCTACAAGAAGGAGCTTTAGTTAAAGATACAGGAAGCTTTGCTGCAACGGAGGGCGTTAAGACTATTAAGCTTACACAAGGTCCCGTTGTAGAGGGTAGCGTTCAGGTATATACTGATGGACCTGAATCTACCAAGAACGGAGCCTTTGTTGAGGTGCCTAATGTGTTTTTCGCTTCTGGATCTTCTGATAAGATTTTTGAAGTTATCTACGATGATGATTATAAGGCTACAGTCGTTTTTGGAGACGGCAGTGTTGGAGTTTCACCAGATGACACATCTAACTATTATGTCTTTTACAGAGTTGGTGGAGGAACAAGAGGGAACATAGGGAAGAACACTATTAACAATACCATTTCTGCTCGTATTACTGGGGGTACACCAACTGAGGATACCGTTTCAATAACAAATATTTCAAAGGGTACGGGAGGTGCAAATGCTGAAACCATAGATCACGCTAAACGATATGCTCCGCTAAACTTCAGAAGACAAGATCGCTTAGTAACCTTAGAGGATTACTCAGTATTTGCTAATACCTTCATCAGTACTTTTGGTACGGTTGGAAAGGCTACTGCTGCCACACGGCAAGCATACTCTTCCGCTAATGTAATTGACATTTATGTATTAGAAAAGGCTTCTGATGTTCAATTACAACGAGCCACTACTAATTTCAAGACGCAATTACTAGATGCTATATCCCCTAAGAAGATGGCAACAGACGATGTGGTTATTGTAGATGGTCTTATTAGAACCCTAGACTTAGTTACAACAATTCGAATTGACAGAGAAGAGGAGAGGAACCAAGATCAAATCAAAGCAAGAGTAAGAGATAAGATCCTAACCTACATGAATGTAGATAATCGTGAATTTGGAGAGGACTTTAATGTATCTGAAATGAACAGGCAAATCTTTGAAGTGGATGAGGTTAGGTATTCTACAATAGATAATGTTGAAAAAGATATTACAATTGATTTCAATGAGATTATTCAACTGAATAACCTAACAATTAATATAACCTTATTAGACTAATGGGAGATAGTAAGTACACACCAAATCCTAGAAAATACTACAAGACAAACTTTGTAGATCTAGTGGAACTTATCACCCCTGGGGTGTATAGGACGGAGGATTTAACTTTAAGCGGTGTTGAGCTAAATCCTGTATCTCAGGTAATTAACGCACATATAAATGTTGCTGCCAATATTTCTAATGTTATACCCTTATCGGGGGCGGCTTATAGCCAAACAAGTGCTTTAGGAAACATTAGTGGAATATCCCAGTACTTTGTAAAGCAAAATGAATTAACTAAGATTAATCCTTTCCTGTTTGAAAGTAAAATCTTATTGCCTTTAGGTACTACTCTAGCAAACTACGATACGAGTGCAGACTTCGCTGCTTACCTGTCTGGTACATTGCTTCCGATGATTATACCTCCTACCCTTACTCAGGTAAATCCTCTCCAGGCTAACATGACAACTTTATCGTCTTTGACGGGAGATGTAAATGCCAGCAGTGTTCACAATTACTTAGTAGACGCTTTAGGATGGATGTACTTCCTGAATACTTCCGCTGATGGAGGATTAGATTATTCTCCATCTAGCTATGTTCTTAGCTCTCTCAATAGTCTTTATCTGGGAAAGACTATTGAGACTGTTGATGGGGTTAAAGGGCTAACTGAGTACTTGTGGAGAAATAACGAAACTTGTTCTTTCGGTTCGTACATCCCTGCTGATTTTATTTCTGGAACAGCAGATGGTATTACGGAATCTAGTGCTGGAGTTATTCCAACATATACCAGCGGAACCCAAAAACTTGAAGCTCTTCAAACTTTAGTAGATGTAGTTTATTCTCCTCTCTATATTGATGAGCAGGACTATACTGTTAAGTCTGCTTTTGATGATTATATTGATGCTTCTTTATTATTAGAGAATAGAACTTCTAAGGGACCTCATAGAAAGTTTACTAATCTTTTAGGGTACGAATTTGCTGATCTTAATAACCAAGTTGAAAACCTTGGTTTGATTTATGATATTGAGAATACTAAAGATGAGCATATCCAGTACATAGCAGATCTTATTGGATTTAAACTTCGTGGTAATTCTCCTTCTAAGTGGAGACACCAACTAAGAATAGCCTTAGATCTTTACAAGCAATCAGGAACTTTGGGAGCCATTCAAGCAGCTATTAATGCATTGATTGTTGACTCTGTTTTTGATGTTTCTGGTAAAGTTCAGGATCTTTGGGAGTCCTATATTCCTCATTTGATTTGGTATGCCTTGGGAACAGAATCTCCATTATTTAAAGACTTAAATACTTGGACTCCTGGGTTGGCTGATCAAGCAGGGGTATTTTCATATAGCACTAGCAGTTTAGAAGATAATATTAAGATAGTTACAGATAATATTCTTTTAGATCTATACAAAGCTTTCCCTGATAACTTCTTATTCCACGGACAGAAGTTTGCTGTACCTGAGTTATGGGAGCTTGATAGTAATGGATGCAAGACGAAGCGTTATACCATTATTAATGAGCCAGGGATGAAGCCATTCCATATGCATACTTATAACAGTAATGGGTATCAAGCATATAAACAGGATGCGAAACTATTTGGAGAGAGTAACGCTTTCGAGGCTGCTACTGGGTTTGGTGCATTAGGCTCAGGTGTGTATATGGCTGGTGCAGAACACCTCACTACGGGGGAAAGACCAACCTACCTTAAGCCAGAAGGGGATCTTAATTTCCTATTTACATATAGAGAGAAACGAAACTATCCCCTACCTCCGTTTGAGGAAGTAAAATACTACAGAGATTCTTCCGTTACTGCTGACATGGTTAGTCTATTGGTAGAGAGGCTTAAGTGTTTCAGGGTAAAGGATAGTTTTGCTGATGAGGTTGGTAATTATATCCTCAGTAGCGCAGTCACCGATGACTCAGATCTCGGTACTCTAAATGAGATGCTTATGTTCTTTAGTTCGGTACAAACCCCATCGAACTTTAATGATGTGATGCTCAGTATCTCAGACTATGAGAAGAACCTGTTATCTTTGTGGAATGGAAAATCCTCCCACCTCTTCATCAACTTTAAAGATACTGATTTTGATTTTGCTAAAACTACTTTAGAGGGTGATGGAAAGTATGCTTTGTATGAAGCAGCTAGAGTAGCAAGAGAGTTCTCTCCTGCTCATGCTATCACTAGAGTAAACCTAACTGCAAGTGCGGAAGATTCCCTCTCTACTTCAAGTACTAAGTGGGAATACTTAGGCTTTGATAAAGATGATACAAGAGCTTCTTATACTTCAGCCTCTGTCCTAGGAAACTTTGAGATTAGTGGAGCAGCTATGGGGTTAGTAGCTCCAGGCAACTCTGATGGAAGAGGGGGACTGAATACTTTCAAACGAGCAGATGTAGATAGAATTACGGATGCCCTTGAATCAACTACTACTGCTACCTTTGCTCCTAGACGAGCTTTAAGAAGGCGCAACCTTAAATACCTTCTTCCCAAAGAAGGATACTACGACAGGACTGGGTTCAACGGCCCAGTAAGCTACGATCCTTCTACCATTGAGTATTCTATGCCTTCGTCCTTAGGAGAACTTACTTTGGGTTATGTGGCCTCTGCTGGCAAGTTCTATCCTATACTTGATCCTGTTAATCCGTCAGGGGTTTGGCATGAATGTGAGAAGCTTGAGTCTACCCGTCAGTTCTCTGGAGTTTATACTAGCGCAACTTATCCTTATAGGGGATTAACTGCTCTTGGATCAAATAGCAAGATGCCAGAAGAGGGCTCAACCACAGCTAGGTATGTGGATAGAGGTCAAGTTCCTGAATTATATAACACCATGCATGAGCTATTCGAAGCTAAGGCTTATGATTATGCTAATGAACAAATTAATTTAAATACGGATGCTTATGCTGCTGATGCTTATTGGAAGAATAACAGACAAAGCTTTGCTAATGAAGCTATTGCTAGTGGCTTTGTTCTAAACTCTTTTGCTGACTATGAGAACTTTAGCTTCGGTACTGGATTGCAGAAGGCCCACAGAGACTATTGTAAGTATTTTGCTAAACATCCTTTGGGATTAACTGAAGTTGCTAAGACTGGAGGTAATATCTTTGCTCAAGTGTTCGGTAAGGGTCTTTACAACTGTGATTTTGATCTAACTGGTTATGCTGCAACTACCTCAGAAAGAAACTATATCGCATCTAATACTACCAACGCAATCCCCATTGAATATAATAGTGGTTCTGGAGTATTCAGTACTTGTGCTGTAGCAGCATATAGTGATGGAGCCAACCTCCCTGCTTCAGGTACTTATATTGCTAAGTATCCAGCACAAGGAGTGGTCCCACTAATAGGAAGTTACACCTTAGACAATCCCTATAACGCCGAGTTTAGAAATCCAAACATTTTGAGTGGTGTTGAGTTCACAGATACTTCTGGGTCTCCTGCTGCAAACCAATTTAGCATCTTTAAACTAGATTCCAGCCACGCAGTTCTTGGGACTGAGAATGCCCTGATTGACAACACCGTTATTAAGTGTAAGTCCTTCGGTGGATTGCCTAGACTCCGATTTAACCTCAAAGACTATGGAGATCGAGCTAATCACTTTATTAAAGATCATAAATTTAAATTAGATGTTAAAGCTCTAGTTGCAGAGGAAAACTCTCCTATTTTGGGTGGAGGGAAGATAGGTGCCTGGATACATACTGAACCTGAGTATTCAAATAACTACTTTCCTTGGAGTAGTTACAATATATCAGGAAGTTATGGTGCTTACCCACCAAATGATGGTCTACCGAGGATCACGGGAAACCCTAACTTAATCCCAGACTTCCCCGCTCAAGTTGCTGATATCCCCCCTGGGTTTGAGAACAAATTCCTTTACGAAGCTTCAGGAACCTCCGCTCTTGAAATGACCTTTCAAACAACTGATGTAAATACCTATAGTTACATAGGTTCTATTAATACGAGTGCCAATGTAAGTGAAGATGAAGAGTATGTGTTTTCTCTGTATGCAAGAACTAAGGGATACACAAACGCCACTAGTGCTATTAACCTAAATATGTATGAGAACACTGACACCCCCCACAGCGTTAGAGTAACTTGGACCTGGGATGTAGCTACTGGAATTCCAGTGTTTTACGAAATGGCTGGTACAACTAAAATTAGATATAAAGCGGAAGCTGTAGGTAATGATTGGTATAGATTCTCGGTGGCTATGACTGGGAAAGAGATGCTGGAGTCTGCAAATGTAGCTGCTGGTGACAATCTTAGGCTTGTCTGGTACATGGATATACCTGGAAATCATGGAAACATTCAAAATAAAAAGATGAGATTTTGGGGACCTCAGATGGAGGTTTACGACAGAGGAACTAATAAGGCAATACGAAATGGGGAACCAAACCCAGGACCCTTTAAATGGATTCCCAAGATTACACAACCAGCGGATCCTACAAAGTATATCTGGTCCTGGACTCCAAACGGAAAGTGGGAAGTTACAAAAGAAAGTAGTCTATCTATTCCAGCAGTTAAGAATTCTCTAGCCCACATCTATGATTTCCCAACCTATAGTATTCCTAATTCTGAGGAGGAGTACTGCTTAGGTAATACTTCGGATTCAAATGAAGTTATAAATAATAATACTCTTAAGAATCTTAAGGAGGAGTATTTTAGAAACTTTGAAATAGAGTTCGATACTAGAAACTTTACTAAGCATAACAACTCTGAGTATCTTGATATTGTTCCTATGGATAATGAGGTTTACGAAGTTACAGAACAAGTGAACAGGGATGACACGAATTACATTGTAGAAGTCTTCTTTATCCCAAACAGTAATCCAGACAA